ATGGAAAGAAACGAATTAAAAGCAAAAATACCTCATGGGTATTGCAAGATTATCGCGGAAAGGGCTGGAACCACCAAGCAAGCCGTTTCGCAATTCCTGAAAGGAAAAACAGATAATGTAAAAGTTGAAATGGCTACACTGGAAGTTCTTGCCGAGATAAATGAACAGAGAAAAGCTTTATTAAACCGCCTTAAATAGTCGTTAACCTTAATTATTTTAATTATGAGAATTGAGGGTTATAAAGATATTATATTATCAGTTGAGGAGTTGGTAGAACTTAGCGGAGGTCACTTGCCTGCTAAAAATATCAAGGTCTATTGTAATCGTGCTGCTACAAAATCGGATAACGCTATTTGGCTAAGCCAGCCCGATCCTATGGATGGCCGCAAAATACTTATCAGCTATAAAAGCATACCTAAAACCACGATTGATAAGTATAAACTGCCAAGTGTTGACGAACTAAAGGACAGAATAAGACTTGAACGATCATTAGAGCAAGACGGCCAAAAACAACTAACCTTGGAGTTTGCACAAGGCCGTTTACAAGACTGTATTAACCATGCGGTTAATGAGGATTTTGTAAACTATTGCAAAGTTTATGATAAGCGGTTTCCTGCTTATAAAGACCGTCCAAAGGTGTTGATTTATGCTAAAACTCATTCAGTATTACAATGCTGTGTTGACCTTAAACCCGGTTATACCATTGCTGAACTACACACCGCCTATCTTATTACGCCTGGTATTAAAATAACGTTAAAAAACCAACTGAAATTTGGCCAGCGGCTTAAAGAATGGCAAACCAGCCCAATACAGTTAATACACAAAGCTAAAGGCAGGCCAAAAGAAGAGATCAGGAAAATGAGCACATGGCATATAGCGTGGATAAGGGAACTATATGCGCACCCTAACAAGCTAAGCAATAAGATTATATGGCAGATGCTTACCGATGAGTGTATTAAGCAAGGCAAGACGCTTATTTCATTAGGCAGCGTAGAAAAATACCTTGCAAAACCCGAAGTAAAAAACACGCTATCAATAAGCCGCGATAAAGAATATTATCGCCGCGTGGTACAACCATTTACCCGGCGTAAAGCCCCGCTGTTTGCCGCAGATCTATACTATGCTGACGGCTCCCCCTTGCAATTTATAAGTTTGAACGAAGCCCAAGACAAAGAGGTTAGGCTCAATTTGTTTGTGGTTATAGATGTAAAGAGCAAAAAAATAGTTGGTTTTGACATTGCCGAAAGTGAGGATAAATATAACTGGCTTGCTGCCTTTAAAATGGCCTTTGATATGCAAAAGCTGCTGCCTTATGAAGTTATGTATGATAACGCCAGCGCTACCAAAACACCCGAATTTAAAGCGCTAAAGGAGGCTTTACTACTGAAAGGCTGCACACTTAACCCAACTACCAAAGGTGAGCCAAAACAAAAAGCTGATGTAGAGCGCTGGTTTGAAACATTTCAAAGCAAATACCAGCGCTGTATAGATGGTTTTGTAGGTGAGGGGATACGGTCAAAGCGTCAAAATGGGCGGGTGGATGCCGAGCATTTAGCGCTGGTGCGTAAGACAAAGGGTGTTTACACTATGGATGAAACCGTAGAGTTAGTTACCAACCTTATAGCTGCTTATAATGCAGAAAAAAACACCCGCAATGTGTCGCCAAACGAAATTTTTGCAGAGGCCGACCGCCCCAACGCCACAACTATAGACAGCGCTGATATAGCACTACTATTTAACCACAGCCGTAAGCTTAAAGTTAGTAACAGCGAAATCAAACTTACTATACGCCACTGTGAATATTACTATGAGGTATACCAACATGATTTAGGCTTAAAGCTTGACGGCACTACGGTTATGGTTTACTATGATGAAACCGATTTATCAGGCGTTCATATCTGCGACCTCGACGGTAATTACCTATGCTATTGCAAACAAAAGGTTGAATTCTATAAAGCAAAAGCCAATCAAACCGAGGCGGATGTACAACAGATCATCAAACAAAGCAGTCATAACGAAGCTAAAAAGAAAGTTGCTAAACAGATAAATAATGTGTTGGTAGCCCCTTTAGCTGGCTTAGAACTGCAAACGCTTAACCCGCTGGACGCTGCTTTAAAGGATAGCCGGAACGATGCGGAAACGCAAGCGCTTATAAACTTTATGGAACTTAAAACCGGGCAAAAATTCAATAATAATTATATCCCCGCTGACTTTGCCGACCGCCCTAACCCCAACACTAAAATCAAAACTATACAGGAAAAACACGCTAAAAAAAATATAGTGAAAGCGACACTAAACGTAATTGAAAGGCCATAATAAAGCCGTTAAGCCTGCCAGCTTAACGGCCAATTTAAACGGCTTTTAATAACCATTTAAACACTAATTAAAATCTATTTCAAAGATGCAAAAAGAAAACCTGATTGAACAAGCCCGACAGTTAATTAATGACTTTACGGGAATTAAAAAAGTAAGCAAGGCCGATTTAGCAAAGAAGCTTAAAATAAGCGGCGCGGTGCTGACCTTTATTGAACAGCGGCAGGCTGATAAATTATCGGTAGAGATGCTGAATAGTATTATAGCTGCATTAAAGCCCGGTACGGGCTTTGAAATAGTTGGCACCTCTAACTACAACAGCATACAAAACATTTGCGTTAAAACGCAGGCAGCGCACCAACTGAATGTCATAATAGGTTATACAGGCGCGGGTAAAACTGTTGCCCTTACTGATTATTACCGCACTACCAAAAATGTGTACTACATGGTATGTAAAAACTCCATGAACCGCCGTCAATTTTTGTGCGCTATACTGGCTGAAATGGGGGTAAACTTTATGGGCAATGTTTACGATATGGTTAACAAAATAGTTGACCTGCTAAATGAGCGCCCGAATACACTGCTTATTATTGATGAGGCCGGAAAGGTAAGTACTAATGTGCTGTTAGACATGCACGACATACGCAACGCAACCATGTACAGCGCCGGTATATTGCTGGCAGGCTGCGAATACTTTAAAACCAATATTGATAAGGCCGTAACCAAAGAGAAAATAGGCTACCCAGAGTTTCATAGCCGTATAGTTAACTGGAACGTGCTTAATAAGCCAACGCGCGCCGAGATAAGCGCCATTTGCCAAGCCAACGGCGTTACCGACGAAACTACTATAAAAGAACTACAACGACTGTCTAATTACAGGCTATTGTATAACGCAATTACTAACGAAATAAACGACTGATTATGAACTACGCAGAAAAAACAAAGGCAGTTAGAAAGGAATTTATCAATAACGCTAACGATCTCAATAACGAGGCGAGTAACGCTAAAGGCCTAATAGACTGTATATCGGTGCTTCAACAGGCGCTAATAACCTGCCAAATGATTGCAATGGATAAGCATGGTTTAAGTGGCGACGAGGTAAACACCATCATTAATTTCTATGCCTACGATGCTGTTAGGCAATATAACAGCACCCTAATGTTTGACTTTTGGAATGGCTCAACCTACTTTTTAACTATAGATAAGACAAAATCAGCCGATGAAAACAGATAACCAACAAGTAGTAAAAGACCGCGCATACTACGCCGATCTAAAGCATAAGGCAGCGGTACTTTTTATAAAACATGGCCTGTCAGCTAAGGAGATCAATAACCGTTTAGGGGTTTCAATGAACTCAATATCTATTTGGCGGCAAGCTGGTAAATGGGATGAATTACGCCCCGATTTGTCAGCGGTAAAAGAATACAATGCCGCACACCTGTACATTAACGAAGGCTTAACCACAGGACAAACAGCCATGAAATTGAGCATCAGCGAAACCACTATTAAAATTTGGGCTGATCTTAATAGATGGGAAACCGCCAAGCTGCTTACCGGCACATTAAATACCGCCGCCGAGACAATCAACCTTTTTTGCGAACACTTTACAAAATCGTTTCCGCACCTGGGCGCGGAAATAGAAGTAGTCCGCGCCGCCTATATAAAACGGAATATTAAACAGATTAAACCTATAACCGATGTATAAACAGACAGATGATTTTTCATTAGCACTTACCTATGCGCATGATGCTTGCCGTAAGTACCAATTAAACGAAATAAGCAGCGAAGTAATGTTATTTGGAATTACCGAGGATATGAATTGCCAGGCATACGAGGCGATGGTAAACGCGGGATATAATGTAAATAAGCTTAAAAAGCTTTTACGCGAAAAGTTTATCATAAACAAGCCAGCCAATTACAAGGCAGGCAACCCGCTAAGCGTAGCGGTAGAGGGTTTGTTAGCCCTGCACGCGCTGCAACATGGCGGGATGCCGTTAACCAGCGTAAGCCTGCTTAAAACCATAATACGCAACGAAAGCACCGCCGCCGCCCGTTTGCTGCGAAGTGAGCGTATTATTTTGAACTGGAAAAACGAACTGATCTATAAACCACTAAATTTTTAAGCTATGCAATTTGCCACAAAACAACAGATCACCAAGATACATGTGCTTTTAGCCAATACCGGGATGAAAGATCAAAAAACGGAAATTGTACAAAGTGTTACCGATGGCCGCACTACCAGTACAAGGGGTTTATATTTTGACGAAGCAAAAAGATTGATAACCAGCCTCGCCGCTTTCGACCCTAAAGAAAAACAAAAAGGTTTAATTTTCTCATTAGCTTACAAAGCTGGCATTATATACGGCGATACTGCCGAGGATAAAAAGATTAATGCCGCCAAGCTAAACCTTTTCTTAAAAGAGCGAGGAGCAGTTAAAAAGGAACTTAACGCAATGACATTAGACGAGCTTGTTAAATCGCATCGCCAGTTAGAGGCCATTGTAAAAAACAATGCAAAAAGCGGCGATAAAAAAGCAGCTGATAAAGCAGTTAAAACAACTATTGGATGAACTTAATATTAACGCTCTTTGATTATGGCAACGGTAGCAGAAAAAGAAAGTGTAGCCGGAATGGTCAAGCACTTTGAACAGTTTATAATAGAAGGTATCGACCCGGTGTTAGCAAGGAAAGCTTTAACGCAGATTTATGTAAATTATACCCGTTCATTAATTGTTAACCCCGATACGATCAGCAATTATGATAACGATCAACTTTATGTATTGGCCGAATTAATAGAAATTTTAGACGGCGGATATTGATAATATACAACCAATTAACCTAAAACCCCTGAAAAGCGCCTTTACGACACCGTAAAGGCGCTTTTTGTTTAATTCAACTACCTGTTTTCTGCACGTACCCCCCTGCTTTCGCGGGGGTATTATTGCAAGTAACCCCTGTATTTAACGCCATTAAAAGCGCATTTACCCCGTTGTTCATATTGCGGTATTATGCACACTAAGCCATTGATAAAACACTAATAGCCCTATCGCGGCTTATTTACACCATATATAGATATGTGCAGATACAGACCAGTTATATGCACAAATACCCCCGCGAAAGCAGGGGGGTAGATGCAAAAAACAGACGTTAAAACAGGGGTACTTGTACGCTTTTTTGATAACTTTTAAAGTAGTTAATTAACTAATAATAAGATAGTTACATCATTTTTAAATAACTTTTTAGTGTATAAAAAACCAGCATCAAGTAGCTTTACAAGCTACTTCTTTACAAACAAACAAATGAAACAATGACTAAAAGTAAAAACCGATTTACACTAACAACCGATGCCGTCAATTCGTACGGCTTTCGTGTTTTAACAAAGGGTATTGATCTTACCAGGTTTAAGAGCAATCCGCTCATGTTGTGGATGCACCGCCGCGCCGATGGCAGCAACCGCAATGAAGTACTGCCATTAGGTTTTTGGGACGACCTGCAACAAACCAGCAATAGTATTACCGGGATACCCGTATTTGACGATACCGACAGCTTTGCATCCTCTATTTGCAACAAGGTAGAAAACGGCACTATTAGAATGGCCAGTGCTGGTTTTAGGCCTGTAGAATGGAGCGATAAGCCGGAATACAAGTTGCCGGGTCAATCAGGTGGAACATTAATTAGCTCTCAATTAGAGGAGGTTAGTTTGGTTGATATTGGCGCAAACGCCGATGCCTTAGCCGTTACGCTGTACAACCCCAACGGCGGTATTATTCAACTATCTACCCTTGCCGGAATATCAGACCCTTTCATATTAAAACTGGCTGCAAAGAGTTGGGATGAATTAGACAGACAGGGCGGCATGAAAGAACTTAAAGCAGCTTCGCCCGAATTGTACGCAAAGAAGTTTAATGAAAACTTTGGGCATTATCCAGCCGGTTACAATACGCCTGCAAATCTTTCTTTAAGTAATGGCCATAGCCCGTATGTACTAAACCTTGCTTCAAAAAGCTGGAATGAGTTAGACAGGCAAGGCGGCCTTAAGGCGCTTAAACAACAAGCCCCCGACCTGTACATAACAAAATTTCATGAGCAATTCGGCCACTACCCTAACTAATCAGATCAATTTTAACCATTAAAATATATTAAACATGCCACCAGTATTAATTTACACAGACACACAAAAAGCCACAGAAGAAAAAGCGTATCTAACTAAAGTGATACCCTTTTTACAAGGTGCTTACGATGCGATAATCGATTTGGAGCTAACAGCAAGCTTAAACGGCCTTGAAAGCCTTTTCAATGGTATATCTGCTAATCCGCAGGGTACAGACCACTTAGACAGACTTGCCAACTCTTTTGTAAAAGACAAGCTAATAGCTAAAGCGGGCACGCCGGACTTTAACGGCGTGCCAATCAGTGCCTCAATGCTGGCTATGTTGATTGAAGTACCTGACGTATCAGCCTTAGTTACCCCGCTTCGAAATTATTATCAGGCACGCCGATCTGTTGGCGGTATACGTTTTAATCTTTTAGAGTTGGATGACGATACTATCAGTAAAAAGAACACCGCTGATGCCTCGTTAGATACAGAGTACACCTTCTACTCTAAAAACGATTATGGTGCTACCCTTTCCACTAAGCTATTTGCGGTTTGTGAAGAGCTAAACGAATTGGAGGCCGTTGATACTAATGCCCTGTTATTAAAAGTCGGCGGACGTAAAGAAGAGGGTATATTTTGCGGTGTAGAGTATCGTAATGGCAGTTGGCGGCCAAGCCTGCAATTTATAAGAGAGCGCGAGGCGCAAAAACCTAACGCTTAATTAACGACCGCATGAACAATATAAAAACAGAAATCGGTAATGCCGATATAAAGCAGCGGGATGCTGAAACAATATTAGATAAGGGGTTGCCAATTAAATTACGCGCCCCCTTGCTTTTAAGGTTGTTTCGCAAAAAGTATTTTACAATGATGCTTACAAACCCGGCAGGTGCCGCATATACACAAATTTTAACCTATTACCTAAGCATGAACCTGTCGTATGCGGACGGTCACGAAACCGGCTTTAATAGTTTAGTAAATGCACAGGTAAAGTATCGTAAAAAGGTCTACCGGGCGATTGCCTGCGGATTGTTAAATAGCCGTCTGTTACGTTGGTTGTTTACTAAGCCGCTTGCGTGGATGCTGGATAATTCATTGTCATATAAAGCGGCTTGCCGGGTTTTTGAATTGTTGGTATTGCAAGGCGGAATAGACGATTTTGTACACATTATAGGATTAGGTGCAAGAATGAACATTGTTGCAAAAAGAGAGGGCTAACATGAGTGATTTAAATTTAGATTTAGAGTTTGATATTAATAACGCCGATGTAGACCGTTCGCTTACCGCCACGCGGGAGCGTATACGTGGTATTGGAACAGAAGCCCGTACACAGGGCGCGGTAGCGGTACGCAGCTTTAACGGCCTGCAAAACTCTATCAACCAAATTAGCCGGGAACTGCCGTCTTTCACCTATTCCGCTCAAACCGGCTTTTTAGCCATATCAAACAACATCCCTATCCTGATAGATGAAATTGCCCGTTTACGCGCGGCCAATGTTGCTTTATCTGCATCAGGACAGGTAGGGGTGCCGGTATGGCGGCAGTTAGTAGGTAGTTTGTTTTCGTGGGGTACGGCCTTGTCTGTTGGCGTAACCCTGCTGACTGTTTACGGTAAGGAAATAGCCAATTTCATAACATCTATTTTTAAGGGTAAAGATGCACTGGAGGGCGCTAAAAAGTCGCTGCAAGCCCTTAACGATGTTATGAAGGATGCGAACAAGGATGCTGGCAAGGAACTAACCGTTTTAAACATACTGTACAAGGCGGCCACTGATGTAACTAACTCCACAAAAGGCCGTACCGCCGCCGCGCAGGAATTAAAAAAAGAGTTTCCGGATGCTTTTGCCAATTCAAAAACACAGGCCATCATGAACGGCGAAGAAAAAAAGACGTTTGATGATCTGTCAAAGTCAATTTATGATAACGCCAAAGCCCGCGCGGCCGCATCAAAAATCGAAAAGCTGGCCGCCGAGCAACTGGATGCCGAAACTCAAAAGGAAAAGATACGAAACGCTAATACTAACGAAAAGGCCGCGTTTCAAAAGCAATATGATGCCAACCTTAAAGACAACCAGGCAAAGGCAGCAAAGAACCCTTACTATGTGTACGAAAGCGTAGGCACCTTTAATGTGGATGCCGATGCCCGGGCTAATAATGCCATAAAAGAGCAGGATGCCATTATTAAAAAGACAAATGATACCATCCAGTTCCTGCAAAAATTCGCCGGGGGTACAAGCAAGATTGCCGAGGCTATAAGCAAGGGCGGTGATGATGCCGCTAAAACCACTGAAAGCTCATTTGCCGAAACATTACGTAACAGTAAGCGCATAATGAGCGAACTACACGACCTTGATGCAGAATATCGCCGGAAAAGTTTTGATAACGATGCGGAAGAACAGCAGGCACTTAAAGACAAGTTCGCAAAATTAAGAGATACAATTACGGCAGAAAACATTGAACTTGTAAAGTATAACCAGTCACATAAAAAACAACAACCTTTAATTGATATCGCCCAGGTTGACCGATAGAGCAGCGTGCCACCGCCGACCTGAAATACAAGCAGGACACCGACAAGCTTAAAACCTCGCTGCAAGAGCAAAAGAAGCTGTACGCCGAATATGAGGCCTATAAATTAAAAGCAGGCAGTACCGCCGCCGATGCGGAGTACGCTGATCTGTTGAAATCGGGTAAGGATTATGCTACATACCTTAATAATCTTAAAAAGGCCGTTGACCCTAACGATCAGCGGGGCGTAGCACAGGAACGCCGGGACACCATACAGAAAGCGACAGCGGATGACTTACAGCAGCAAAAAAAGGCTTTAGAGCAGCTACTGCAAAGTAATGTTACCTACCAGCAGGAACGACAGGCCATTATTGAAGCTGGTATTGATGCCGAGCGTAAACTAATGGCGGCAGGCCGCGCCGATCAGGCGGCACAAGCGATTCAGAACGCTAACGACAGGCTAACCAAGTTAGACGAAAGTAAGGTAAAGGAATTGGCCGCCTATAAAGGCCTTTTCGACGGCATCCATGAACTAACTACCGATCAGGCTAAAAGTAATATTGCAGCCTTACAACAATACATTGACGCGGCTTTGGAAGCGGGCACCATCACCAAAGAGGCTTACGAGGCTATCAGCAAAGAATTAAGCACAAAGGCTTTGGATGTGGCGAACCAAATGCCGGAAAAGCTAAAGGCGATAGGTGAAGGTTTAACCAACTTAAGTTCTACGGCTGGCCAGTTCGACGAGGGATTAGGCAGGGCGCTGGCTACGGCTGGCTCTCTGGTTAATGCCACGGCCACCATGAAGGAAAACCTGAACACCCTTAATTCCAGTTCGGCAAGCAGCCTTTCAAAAATATCGGCCGGTTTCGGATTGATAGGTACGGCTATAGGCGTAGTTACAACTATCGTAGGCTTATTCAGTAATTCTAAAGCTAAAGCCGAACAGGAAAAATATACGGCCGACTTGCAGTTGAAAGCAACGCAGGCTATAAACAAAGAACTGGAACGGCAATTAAAGCTAACCGAGGCGATTTACGGCCCCGAGCGGATAGCGGCATATTCCAGGCAGTTAAATGATATTACTGCCGCCCAAAATGCCGCTAATACCAAATTAGAAGGCCGTTATTCGCTTACCGGCAATAAGAATATAGACGATGAACTAACCAAACGAAATAATGGTTCGCCCGGCAATGGTTTGATTGATTCGCTCATTAAGCAAATAGAGGATGCCGGGGCGGCTATTGATCTTTCTACCCAATCACTTGAGCAGCTACAGAAGTTAATGGACGAGGGTAAATTAGATGTAAATACCGCGGCAATAGTTCAAAGCCTTATTGACTTGCAGCAACAAGCCATTGACACCCGTAACGCCTTGAACGAAACATTAACCGGCACTACTTTCGATAACATGCTGGATGGGGTACTCTCCCTGTTTTCAGATACCACGACAGCCGCGGAGGACTGGGGGAACAACCTGACCAAGATCATTCAAACATCGCTTTTAAACTCATTTAAAACCGACTTTTTAGCGCCCGAAATACAAAAGCTATATGATTATATCGCACAACTGACTAAAGATGATGGCGGCACGCTTACTAAGGCCTCCATTGCCAAGATAAAGGCCATGTATGACGGTATTGTGGCCGATGGCGAAAATAAGATCAGTGATTTAGAAAGCGCGACCGGTATATCATTTGACGACCCCACCAAAGCCAATGCCAGCGACAGCAATAGCCTTAAAGGCGCTTATAAAACAGCTTCACAGGCCAGTATCGACCTGCTGTCGGCAAACACGGGCGGCTTGCGCTTGGCTGCTGTTGAAGGCAATAACCTGCTTAAAGTGAATAACGCTACTATGGCCGATGGTATAGCCGAAATAAAAAAACAGACATTGTCTTTAATGGAGATATCTGTAAATACAAAAGACACCGCCAATAATACCGGCGAAATGAAAGCCACTCTAAAAGAAATGAGCGGTAAGATGGATAATAATAACAATTACTTACAGGGAACGGGACGTGGTGGATAGGAGTTTAAAACAAAAGCCATGCAAATGCACGGCTTTTGTTAAGGTTTTACGCCGCCACACTGGTTGCCCACTCGCTGGCCACTATTTCCACCTTAAAACGGTCTCCTGCTTACGCGAGGCTTGGCGCACATACAAATATAAGAAAATGAACGACTTTGACAGAAAACTTAATCAATTCTTTGATAAGCTTGATACGGCTATTAAACAAAAATTCCCGGTCATGCTTGCCGAAACAGCGAGGGAACATTTTAAAAATGCGCTTAGAACAAAAAGCTGGAACGGTAAACCATATCCGGCCTATGGTAACAAAGACAGGGAGCCGAAGCGCGGCAGCTTAATGATGCGTACCAACAACTTATTTAGCACCATTAAGCCAAGTGTAATTACAGCCAGCCGGGTAGTTATCAGTGCAGGTAGTAGCCGGGTGCCGTATGCTCGAATACATAATGAAGGTTTAAGGGTTAACGGCACCTTTAAGGTGCAGGCTCATGCTAATCGCAACTTCATGGGTAAGGGTAAAAGAGTTGATATAAAAGCACATAGCAGAAAGATAAATTATACCATGCCGCAACGGCAGTTTATGGGTAAAAGTCCTTTGCTTTTACAGGAGATCAAAGAACGATTTCAAAAGAACTTTAAGGATAATTTAAAATGAGTTTAACAGTCGGGAACTAAATGATAAGAGGCAGCCAAACGCTTACAGCAATTTTTATTAATGATAATAGGGATAAGAAAGTTAACGGCGCGTTTACTAATGATAGGGATGTTGCAATGGCTTATCGTTTTTACTATCACTATAACATTATTCGCCGGAGATTTGACGATATACCGGATATATTGGAGCGGGAATTTTTTATTAGTTCAACTACTGTAGTGAAAAAATTAACCGAATACAACCACCTGTTAAAGGATATAAAAGCAAATACCCCCAGCCGTGATGAACTTAAACAGCGTTATCCGCACTTTAATTGGAGCGAAAGGATGCAGTAG